ATTATTTAAAGGCCTAAGTGAATTAGGACAAGTCATCGGCAAAGGTATTGGAGCAGCGTTTAGTTCAGCAACACCTAAGATCAGCGACTTCACTGGAGCACTAAGCGGCATCCCAATTATCGGACCTATTATAGGTGCATTGGGCGAAGCATTACAAGGACAAACTGATAGGTTTAGAGAATTGAGTCAAGTTGGCGCAGACTTTGGCAGCGGTATAGGTACAATACGAAATGTTGCTGCTGAAGCAGGCATGAGTTTAGAAACATTTACGAGCACAATAGGTCAGAACTCAAAAAGTTTAGCCATGTTAGGTGGCAGTGCATCTGCAGGAGCCAAAATATTTGTTGCGGTTAATAAAAGTCTACAAGGTCCGTTTCAGCAAGGCCTTGCACGTTTAGGATTCAGCATGGAAGAAACTGCTGAATACACCGCAGGGTATCTCACACAGCAAACTAGATTAGGACTAGCGCAAGGAAAGACTCAAGGCCAATTAAATGAAGGCGCTCGAGAGTACTTAATGGAATTAGATAAGTTGGCTCGTGTACACGGAATGAGTCGTAAAGAAGCGCAAGCGGCGCTGGATGCACAAACACAAGACAAAAGATTTAAATTGTTCTATGCTCAAATGGGTGCCAGTGGCAAAGAAACACAATCGTTCATGGCCGGACTGTCCACTGCAAACAAAGATTTTTCAGATGGTATTGCAGACTTGATGATGAACAGTGGAGTTCCAAGTGCCAACAATGAGATGGCACAGTCTATTGCGCTTAATAGTCCTCGACTAGTAGAACTTTCAAAGAAATTGCAAGATGGTACTGTAAGTCAAGAAGAGGCTAATGCTGTTATTAGAGAAGAAGCAGTTCGAATGGAAGAACTTGCTAAGTCTCAAGGTAAGTCACAAGCACAGTTTATGAACTTAGGGTCTAGTGTGTTTAATGCTAACTCGGCATTAATAGGCATGTCTAATTATGGCAAGAAGGCTGCGGCTGTAACAGCCGAACAGGCAAAAGCCATGGCCGATAGTACGAAGAACGCTGCAAATTTAGACAAGACATTGCTAAATTTACGTGAACAATTCATGACAGCATTACAACCTACTCTAAGATTGTTTGAGGGAATGTTAACTAAAGGTGTAGGCACTCTTGAAAAATTTATAACAGCCATTGCACTGGCCATGAAATCTTTCATGGAGACTGTTGCAGACAAAGGTCTAGGAGCAGCCATTTCATCCGCCATTGGTACTGTAATGAAAGAAGCAGTGATAGGATTGTTCACTAGTCCTGTGGCTATTGCAGGACTAGTTGGAGCATTTGCGTTATTGTTAGGTGCAGCCGCAGTTAAACAAGTAGTTGTACAAAAGTTAGCAGAATTACTTACACAAAAAGGTGGACCAGGTGGAAGCATGCCTGACGTCGGCGGCAAGGGCGGCGGAAAATTTGGTAAATTTGTTAAAGGTGCTGCGATTGCTTCTGCTGCTGGGTATGTCATTGACGCAGGCATGGGTGCGATGGGAGTTGGAAAAGATGTTAAAATTGATGAAGAAGCCGATGACCGAAATTGGCAAAAAGCCAGCACTAGCGAAAAAATGCAAAGCGCAATACCACGCGGTATTGAAAAAATAGGAAGTCTATTCTTTCTTGATAATCTCATTAAAGAAGCAAAAGCAGATAGAATTACTAAAGAAACTGCTTATATAAATGACAAATATGGAAAAGGAAATACTGCTGCCCCTACTACACCTGGAGCGACACCCAGCGGGTCTATTGCTCCTGAAGCAGTCGAAGTTGCAAAAACTACTACAGCAAAAGAAGTTAGAGAATTATCAGAAGCATTAAAAACTTTGGACTACGGTAAGTTATTAGTAGATGACAAAATTATTGTCAGCATGGAAAGTGGCACTATCAAGATGCGTCAACTACGCGGTGAAGTCGGAGCAATGAGTGCGGCTTTCAAAGAATTAAACAATGTAGGATTGGACAAAATTACCGAAGGACTTGGCAGATTAGACGCTAGTTTCAAAGGATTTAGCAAAAGTTTCTCTGAAGACTTCATGGCTAAATTTAAAGAATTAGATAAGAAGAGTCAAGAAACGCTCTTAACCGACCTTAATGACAAGATGGAACAGTTAAATACTAATGTGAAGTCGCTGGTAACACTACAAGAAGAAAATACTAGACATGGTAAAGACACAGTACGCAATACAAAAAATTCATCGGGCAGAGTATAAAGGATTTTAAATGAGTTGGAAGAAATATTTTTCACCAGTTAACGCAATGGGCAGTAATGTAAGTCCTATTTCAGGCGCGGGTGGACGTGCAGGACCTGCAAAAACAAACTACAGTTCTTATCTTCCTGATGTCTATACAGGTAGTCCAAACCGTGTTGAACGTTATATGCAATATGATACTATGGACAGCGACAGTGAAGTCAACGCTGCCTTGGATATTCTTGCAGAATTTACCACGCAAAAGAACAAAGAAAATGGCACACCTTTTACTTTAAAGTTTAAAGGTCGCCCAACAAATTCAGAGATTACTATTCTCAAAGAGTACCTGCAACAGTGGAGCAAGATGCAACAACTCAGTCAGAGGATGTTCCGCATTGCCCGTAATTTGTTCAAGTACGGTGACGGATTCTTCATTAGAGATCCTGAAAATCAAAAGTGGAGTTATATTGACTCTGGTAAGATTGTTAAAATTATTGTCAACGAAAGCGAAGGCAAAAAGCCAGAGCAGTATATTATTCGCGACTTAAACATTAACTTTCAGAATTTAGTTGTAACACAGATTAATCCAAATACACAAAATGCACAGCCAGGTGGCGCTGCATATGTGCAAGGTGGTAGCGGAGCAAGAGGTATGACTGGTGCATATCCACAGCAGTCTGGTACACGATTTAGCACCAGTCAAAATGAACACGCTATTGATGCAAAACATATTGTGCATCTAAGTCTCAGCGAAGGCTTAGACAATAATTATCCGTTTGGCCCAAGTCTATTAGAAAGCGTTTTTAAAGTCTACAAACAGAAAGAACTGTTGGAAGATGCGATTATTATCTATCGTATTCAACGTGCTCCTGAACGTAGAATCTTTTATATTGACGTTGGCAATATGCCAAGTCACTTGGCCATGAGTTTCGTAGAGCGTGTTAAAAACGAAATCCACCAGCGTCGCATTCCAAGTAGTACAGGCGGCGGAAGTGCTATCGATAGTAGTTATAATCCATTAAGTATCAACGAAGATTACTTCTTTCCGCAAACAGCAGAGGGCCGTGGATCTAAAGTAGATACATTACCAGGCGGTACTAACTTAGGTGAAATTGACGACTTGCGTTACTTCACCAACAAGTTGATGAGAGCATTGCGTATTCCAAGTTCATATCTGCCAACGGGTGCAGATGATAGCCAAGCACAGTATAACGATGGTCGCGTTGGCACAGCATACATTCAAGAACTGCGCTTTAACAAGTACTGCGAACGTCTACAAGGTGCAATGATCGATACCTTCAATACAGAATTTAAACTGTATTTGCACAACAAAGGCGTTAACATTGACTTTAGTTTATTTGATTTAAACTTCCAAAGCCCACAAAACTTTGCAAGTTATCGTCAAGCAGAACTGGATAATCAACGTATTGGTACATTTACACAGATGGCAACATTACCGTTTGTGTCAAAGCGTTTTGCGCTAAAACGATTCTTAGGCATGACTGATGAAGATCTTGCAGAGAACGAAAAGATGTGGAAAGAAGAAAACGGCGAAGGCAAACCAACAGCAGATGGTGCTGGAGAATTGCGTGGTGCAGGTGTAAGTCCTACCAGTATTGAACAAGATTTAGGCGGAGCAACAGGTGAAGAAGCACCTCCAGACATGGAAGCCGGTGCAGAAGCAGAAGGCGCTGCTGGCATTCCTGAGCCCCCACAAGCATAAATATCAATATGATTCTACGCGAACTATTTTATTTCAACCGTGACACTGCTGAACAAGAGCAGGATGATCGATACATGAGTTATCGTGATACTGATATGATCGAAACCGATGATACCCGTAAGACACGATTATCTCTGGGGCAAATTAATGAGTTGCGTAAAGCCAGCGACTTACACATTAAAGAAACACAAGCCGAGATGGACTTTATAGCCCGTATGTACGCAGCACCGCCAGCAGAAGCAGTATAATCCTTAATGAAACGTGCGTTTGTACTGGGCAACGGCCAAAGTCGCCTTACAATTAATTGTTCAAATTTAAAAAAATACGGTACAGTATATGCTTGCAATGCCATATACAGAGACTTCCTACCGGATCATTTAGTGGCAGTTGATCCTAAAATGATACTGGAAATTGCAGAAAACAATGTGCAAAGCACAGTGCCAGTATACACGAATTTCAACAATAGATACAAAGAAATCCCCAATTTAAATATTTTTAAACCGAGTAAAGGCTGGAGTTCCGGCCCTACTGCACTATGGTTAGCCAGCACTCACGGCTACGATGAAGTTTATATACTAGGATTCGATTATCAAGGACTAGACGGAAATAAGAAAGTTAATAATGTCTACGCAGATACTCCTAACTATAAAAAGTCCAGCGACCCTGCAACATTTTATGGCAACTGGTTAAGACAAACGGAACAAGTTATAAAAGAATTTGCAGGCATTAAATACATTAGAGTAAACAATGCAGGAGCATTTGATCCTAATATATCTATGTCAAATTTGATCAACATTGACTATCCTACCTTCGTTAATCAGATAAATTATATAAATTGATAATTTTACACCGATATCTACCGGTTTTTGTTATCGATCATTAAATACATCGACAGCCTTGCGGGCGGTAATGCCCCACATTATACAGGAGAATAAAATGACTGATCGCGCAAAATTTGAGCAAATGCTCGAGTCACTGATTAACGGTGACAAGAAACAAGCCGAGGATATCTTCCACGACCTAGTGGTAGCAAAATCTCGCGAAATTTATGAAAACCTACTCGACGATGATGTTCAAGTAGATGAAGCATCTGAAGAAGATGACGAAGGCGAAGAGCCAGAAACTAAAGACGATGATGTTGAAGAAGGCTTCGACATGGGTATGCAAGAAATTGGCGCAGACCCAGCAGACGACATGATTGGCGACATCGAAGCAGACGATGACATGGGTGACGATGACATGGGCGGTGACGACATGGGCAGCGACGAAATGGGCGGTTCAGAGCCAGCAACTAAAGACGATGTCTTAGATATTAAAGATGCACTAGACGAACTAAAAGCAGAATTCGAAGCAATGCTAGCCGGTGAGTCCGGTGAAGAAGAAGGCGAAGAAGACGAGTTCGGTGGTGAAGAAGAAGGCGAAGAAGACGAGTTCGGTGGTGAAGAAGAAGACGAGTTCGGCGACGAAGAAGAACCAAAAGAAGAATATGTACGTGAATATGTAGAAAAAGTTGCACCAGCAAAAATGGGCGACAATGGAGCCAACGCACGTAGCATCGTAGCAGGTAAGAATGATATGGGTGGTACAGTTGCTAATATCGCTACAGGCGGTAAAGAA